TGTTCCACCTGCATCAGTAGACCACTCAAAGACATAGTAGTCAATACGAGAGGGGTCAGTAGGTGTCCAAGAGAAGTCAATGAATGGAACAGCAGTACCATCTGAGTTCATAGCATTGCTAGAGAATGGACTGTCTAGTGATACTGCTGGTACATCAAATGGTGAGAACAGTGTAGTATTGTCTCTCTCGTAGACTACACCATCGTTTTCTTCATCAAAAACAGATTCGGCAGTTTCTCGTAGAGTCATCTCTACAAGAAGCTCAAAGTCTTGACCTGTCGTAAATGTCCAAGAGACAACCTCAAAAGGCTTACTACTCCAACCCATACGAGTATTCGTAATGTTAATAACATCACCAACCTGTAGTTGGAAAGCCTTCATACCAAAAGTAGCAGAAAAAGTAATTTGTTGTCTATGTCGCTCTAATGCAATTCGAGCTAGACGACGAGCAGTAACACTGTTGTCAGTAAAAGTCAACGGTATGTCAATGACGTTTTTCTGACCATTGTCTACCGTAATAAAAATATTACTAGAGTCATCTTTAGGAAACTGCTGATAGTCAGTCTCTATATAGTTACTCTCGACTCCTCTAAAGGTGCCTTTAATAGTGTTAAAATTGTCCCTAGCAGCATGTCGTGTGTTGATTGAAAGGCCAGAACGTAAGTCATCTTCGTCCAAAGTAACAGTAGGTGCATACCACTTAGCTGCTTTAACACGCCACTTACCCTGCGCATACCACAAAGAACCGCCCATAGAGGTGAGCATGTCTTCTAAGACTTCAGCAGGTTTAACCGCTGTAGTAAACGCGCCATTTAGAGTATACTTCTTAGCACCTATAGTATAAGAGCTTCCCCAGATCGTAGGAGATTGTGAGTAGTCTGCTGTTTCATCACACGCTTCTGCTGCAGCAATAAACAAGGTGTCATCAATAGTGCTCGTAGCTTCCCCTAAACCGTAGCTACTAGTAACCAAGTAGTCACGGATGCACAAAGCAGGGTTATCAGACCAAGTCGTTGTCCCTGTGTCTGGATTATAGACTTTTTTACCTTTAATCGTCGCTTGTATCTCTGGGACACCATTAGGGAAAGCATCTCTATCAAACTTAAGACGACAGTACAGGTAAGATATACCAGTTAGCTTGTGCACAGAAGTCCAACCCGCGTCTGTAGGTCTGTTAGGAGAGCTGCCAAAAGAAGGTGGAGTATTGTTATCAGTGCCACCAAGACGTTTAATGATAGTCAACTTACCGCTGTATCTATTGGAAGTGTTACCTTCTTCATCGGTTACAGTAGTGACATTACCACTAGCATTTAGTGTTGCTTTTTGATCGTTAATCCAAATCTCTTCAAAAGAGTCAATCTCATGTCCTGTGAAAGCTAAGACTAAGTGTAGGTAAGTGTTGTCTGTCCCTGTCGTCGCTTTAAAAACTTCTGCGCCAGCTACGCGAGTTTTACCATAAACAACCTGATGGTCTAAACCAGACCCTCTTGTCGTCGCTCGGTACCCAGTAACTTTAGGTGTAGGGGGTTTTGGGGTTAAAGCACGTAGTGCAGCAGCACCAAGGGCAATAGTAGCAGTCCCCGCCAATAAAGCTGCGGTAGGTGTCAAGTAAGCAAAGCCTACAGTCGCAGTTATAACCTTAGCACCGATTGCTTGTATCGCAGCTACAGCCATTACTTAACTCTCCAATACATCTCTAGTTCTGGATCAAGAGGGATAAACTCTAGTCCCTTACTTCCAACATAGACCCCATGTCTACCTGATACAAACCCTAATAAATACCCTGTTGTACTGTCGTCAGGTTCTGGTCTAGCCACAATACAACCTTGTGACGGATATTTCAGCTTTCTGTCGTAGTGCTTGTCTAAGAGTTCTAGTACATTGTTGACGTTATGTTTACGAAATAGCTTAACAGCAGACTTCTTAGCTTCTCTTTCGGTATTGTAGCTCCAGTCAGAGTCTTCCTCGAAAAAACGACAACCGATATAGTTGACACCCTTACCCACAAACTTAATGCAGTCTAAAGAACCCCATTCAAACTTGCTTTGGCGATGACACTCTATATACTCGTATATACTAGCCATTAGGCCCCCAAACAAATTCCTTAAGCTGTATCGACTCTACATACTCGAGACCTTTATCTGTGCTGTCTAAAGTTCTCTGAAACTCGTGGCTGTATCGAGCGGTTCTAGGCCTCTCAAGAGTAACTAATTTATTCTCAAGAGTTAGACCAATCGTAGAACTTTCAGCTTGTTCATCAATGGTCATACGATCCATGAAACCAGAAAACACTTCAGTCAAAGAGACAGTTTGTGTGTCTGGGTCGGTAAGTCCAAGGTAAATCTTACCCACACGCCCGTGATAAGCCTCGCTAAGAGCTAAAGAAAGAACCGAATCTGGGACACCACTTAGGGTGATTGTAGCCCCTTTAGCAGAAATTTCAGAAGTCTCTTCAACAGCAGACACGTCTAGGAGTTCCCCGACACCAACCCAAGCGTTACCATCATAGTTGAGAGTGCCAGCACCTGTCCACAAACGAACTACATTATTCCCATCAAATAACAGTTCTACAGCAGTAAAAGGGTAAATTACGTCATCTTCTAAAGTGTCACTAAAACCACTGGGTAAATCTCTAGACATGTGTTATTTATCCTGTAATAGATTCTACTGCTTCAAAGGAAATCCCATAGACGCTGGCATTGTTAATTGACCATGATGTTACATTGTCTTTTAACCTGAACACCCCTTTCGGATTGTTAAACGTCACTGTAGAATTTGAGTAAGTGTTGCGCAACTTAGGCCAAATTTCAAGTGACCCCGACCCTGACCTATCTTGTAAAACCTGATGCAGTTTAGCTGTGCCGTCTGTTGTAGAGCCTAGTTGAATATAATCACCAGCAAGCAATGAACCTGTCATGGAGACTGTTACGGTCTCATCGCCGACACTGCCTGTTAAGGTACAAGCACTGACAGTTCCTCTAGGAGTAGCATAGTCGGGGTCTCCTAAGTAGAACGTACCAGTCGGCCCTTTGAGTGCTACAAGCATAGCTTTCCATGCTCCTGCAAGGTCTCTACGGACTGAAGGTATAGTCACAGAGGCTTCCCATCGTTGACCTTCATGAGATACAATCTGTTGTTTATATGTAAAAGGAGAGCTAGATATAGCCACAGCATTAACTGCTCGTAGTTCTATCTGCTCAATCCCTATCGTGGTAGGTTGCGCTAAAGGATAACTAATAGTCATTATGAGAATGCCTTTCTGAACTGACCACCACGTCTACGGTTCTCTAAGATTTGTGATTCAGTCATCTTAGCGATCTTAGGTGCTTCTGCTGCAATGATACGCTTGACACTATCGTCACCATTAGCTGCAAAGTTAAAGTTCTGAGTAATTGCTATTGTACCACCTTGACCACTACTTTCAACCCCTAGCTTACCATTTTTTCCACGCTTAAGTGGCATAATAGCTTCTGGGCCAGCTTCACCCATTAACCCAGTACGACCCCCAGACATAGGGAAGTATGTAGGGCCACCTACGACACCACCGTTGGCATAAGGGACTACGTTACCTTTACTAAATGCATTACCATTTGCATTAAAGAATGGTAAGCCCCCAGTAAAGCTATTGACCATAGTTTGTACGACATAAACACGCATTAGGTGAGCAATGATCTGTCGTGCCATATCACGGAAGGCATCTTCTACAGTCTTAGTGCCATCTATAATAGACATAAAGGCATCTTCAAAAGGACCTTTTATTGCCTCAGCTAGTTCTTCGTGTTGGGCTTTTAAGTCTTCTAGTGTTTGTATTTCTTGCTCTCTTTGAGCTATGCGAGTGGCAGCAGCTTTTAGCTGAGCATCTGTCAACTCAACGTCGGCATCAGCATTGAAGCGTCTTAAGTCCTGAAGTATCTCTAGTTGTCGAGCTTCTTCTTCACCTACTCTGAGGCGTGTTTCGTCAACTTTAACCGCTTCCATGAGCTTGTCAATCTCGTCTTGAGTAGACTTGAGTTTCTTAGCTGATGTATCACTAGTTAACTTATCAATTTCTGCCTGAAGACGTACTTTTTCTTCTGCTTCAGAAAGCTCTCTATCAAATTGCTGCTGTTGCTCTGGTGTAAGCTCTCTGGCACTCGACACTTGAAAAGTGCTTAAAAGACTTTCTCTTCTTTGAGCGACAGCTCCAAGCGCTTCACCTTCAACTTCACCGCCACCTGCTCTTAACGCAGCAGCCTGTGCTCTCAAACCTGCTAAGGTAGCATCATTAGACTTTAAGGCTTTGTCGATACTAGCAGCAGACCTTGCTGCAAGAGCATAAGCATCCGCTAACTTTTTAGCGTTTTCTGTAGCGTCTTCTGTAGCAATTTTGTTGCGCTCTGCCTGTTCTGCTAGTTCTCTTGCTTTTCTTGCCGCATCCCCTAAAGCAGAAACTTCTTCTAACGTTGTTGCTTGACTTAAAATCCGTTGAGCCGCTTCGTCACCCGCAAGTTTGACACGTAGCTCGTCTGTCTTTTTGCTCTCTCCTTTAGCTTCTGCTAGAGCTAATTCACTGCGTTCTAATTGCTGTGATAAACCAAGGTTCGTTTTAGCGGCACGGCCTTTTAGTTTCTCAAGATCAACCGCCTTTTTCTTAGCTTCATTTTCATCATAAGCATGAAGAACAAACGCTTGATAGAGTCCAAGAGCAGCCATTGCTTGTTTGTACTCTTGGTCGTTTACAGACAAGCCTTTCTCTAAGAGCGTATTTCTTTGTTTTATTCTTTCTTGCTTTTGCTTGGCGATCAGAAGTTCTCGGCCCTCTAGCCCAACTGACATGCCTTTAATTTCTAGCTGTTTATTTAGAGCGACCCCAAAGTCCTTAGCTTCTTGTCTTTTTTCTTTCGCCTTTGCAATATCTTTAGCGTCAGCTTTTGCTGTGTCTTCTAGGGCCTTAAGAGTGTCCTTAGCTAAATCTTCTCCTGCCTCGAAAAAATCTTCATACTTCTTAGCTGAACCGTCTACCTGAGCAGCATAAACTGATGTTGTTTGAGCTAATTTATCAATCTTATCTATAAATTCAAGGCCTTCTGTAGAAGCGCCTTTTAATGCATCTTTGTTCTTTTGAACAGTCT